GCATTGCTGGCTCGCCCTATCGTTAATGTCGTAGCCGTTTAACCAAGGATCAACCGCCAGCACCTCTTTGAAAAATTTAGCAATAACCACCGTACCTTCCCCGCTGTAAGAGCCAATCTCAACCGCCTTACCATTTGCACCCTGCTCGTTAGCCCACTCACAAAGATGTTTTAAGCCTTCCGCTTGGAAAGCATCCCGCATTACTGGTACTTTCAAGCAGCCATCGGTGCGGGTGGTTGGCCTTGCATTGCTTGTGGAGGCAATTGTTGCCCCTGCTGTTGCATCTGACCTTTAGCCGCATCACGAAGCTGTTTCTGGATTGCGCGGGATGTATTTGGATCAACCTGCTCCAACGCCTGCAAGTGCTGCTGTAAATGCGCCATTAGAACTTGCATTGAACTCTGGTCGACCTGCTGTTGTCGCTGTTGAGCCGCTTGGTTAAACGCGAAGAGAACGGATATATGCGCTTTGTGATCATCGCTAGGCTTGATTGCGACGGGGAATCCAGTTGCAAGCATAGTCGCGATTTCAGTCGCTTGATCTTCAGCTTGATCGCCAGAGGATGCGTTCGGATCTTGGAAGAGTCTGCGGACCAGCGAGGGATCGTCTTGTTCAAGCACTGATTTAACCAGTTCGCCTTGGTTAATGAAAGGATTATTTTGGAACATCTGCATCCGCGCCACAGACTTCTGCAACGCAAACTGGCGGTTAATAAAGTCAAGTCCACCCTTTGGCTCAATCGAATACTCATCGTGAATACCTTCGGGTGGCATTGCGCCAGTTTCTTCTGCATAGCGATACATCAAGTCTTTCTTGTTGTACTGCGTGTAAAGCGACCAGCACTGCTTGAAGAGATGCGCCAGACCCATTCGGAACATACGATTTCGTAAATCGCCAGAAGCTGCTGCCTGCGACTGCAACGCTTGAATCTCTGTGGCAGTCTTGCGATCCGACACTTGGAACTGTGAGCCAGCACCAAAGTCTGGATTGCCCATTCGCTGCTCGGCCAGCAACCTCTCTTCCAACATCAATTTCTGGAAGTCGAATGGAGGTTGGCTAAACTGAACTGGCTTTAAGCCTTGAGGCAGAATCTGCCCAGGTTGCATCTTTAGATTCGCTGTGTTGAGCGAGATCGGATTCTGTGCCTCGAAAACGGGGCGATTGGCTAGCTCTACGTAGTCGCTTAGGGAATTTTTGAGCTTATTACACAGGTTCTCGCCAGGGAGGAGGATTTCTGCAACTCCGCGAGGACTGTACCAACCGCCGCCCGTAACTTCATACGGGAAATCTACAAAAGGGGGTTCGCCGTGTTTGTAGGGAAGTACGAAAGGTTTTCTTACGTCTTCGGTTACAACCAACGGACTATACGTTTCGACTTTCCATCCATCCTCGGATGGCGTGTACATCTCCCAAAGAATGATGCGATCATTCTCAGCTTCTTGAGTAATGCCTTCCCGTCTGTAAATCTCATCTTGAATCTCACTTCGTAAGCCCACCGATTTGGAGGGTTTACCAGAAATGATTTTGATAAATTCCTCATCCTGCTTGTACAAGGGATTTGCCTTATAGGAATCGACGCTCGTTGAGATGATGTGTACGATGAAATCTGCATCCTTAAACTCCTTGGTGTAGGAAGGAACAATAATATGAAAAGGATCAATGGCCTCAAAGTCAATACGCTTCTTGTCCTCGTTCCATACAACCTTTGCCACGCCTCGTCCGTAGAGCAAGATGTGGTCAATAACGGAAACAATCTCCTTCTGGAAATTGGTACGCTCACGCATATTGTAGTCAAACCAACGCTCGGCTGAAACGGTCAGCGGAGCCAACTGCTGGCGCATGGGAACAAAGCTGGAAAGGATGTCGTTGCCAATTGCGCTGTTGACGAAGGAGGGTTTTAGCTTCTCAATCGCTGTGTCGATCAACTGAACGTGCAGGTCGGCTGCGGTAGGCCAAGGCTTAACCTTACGGCGCACACCAAAGTAGCGAGCTTGGTAGAACAGCCGTTGACGATTCTCCCAAGTCTCCCGCTGGTTGAGAGCCTCGATGATGCGAGTGTAATATTCGTTTCTGCGGGTATCTTTGGCGTTCATTTGTTGCGCTCCACTTTAAGTTCGTATGAAAGATCGTTGACTGCATTCAAGGCTTTCCTAGCCCATTCACGGGTTCCAGGTGTACCTCTACGAATCTCGTTATAGTTTTGATCTTTCATCAGTTCTTCAACTACCCCCGTTGTGTGGGTTACTGGTGTCGTTGTTACGCACCCACCAAGACTCACCACGCAGATCACGCTCAATAGCTTCGCGATTATGTTTCCACTCGCCTTCAATATTGTTAACCCGCTTCTCACGCCACGCTGGGATGAGGCGGAGGATTGATGCGATGAGATTAAATATCGCACCGATCACTTGCTGGTTATTTGATGTTCAACCCAACCGTCTTTAGAAAATTAACAATCTTTTCCAAGAAGGAATCGTCAGCGGGTGTAGGGGTTAATTTTACAATGATGCGAGCAGCGAGAACGATGCCACCAACAGCGGCTACGATCTCTTGCCAGTTTGAAGTAATCCAATTCCAGATGTTCATAGTTTTATCCTCCTGCGTCAAATCCTGCCATGACGGGGTCGTTGTGATCCATCAAGGACAGAAGTGACTTCCAAGTTGGACGCTCCACGGGGAAAGTCAAGTCCCACTTCATATTACCACCGCCAAGGCATAGTGCCAACGCATCGGCTCTGTCTGGTGAGGCAATTCCTCTGGCACGCATTGAGTCCTTTGACTCAACGCCAAGTTTACCCTTGCTGTTGGTGATTGTGCGCCTGCAAGTCAACTGCGCCGTCAAGTCCTCATCCTCTGGCAATATGATCTCAGCATCCTCAATCTTCTTTGCCATGTTAAACCACATCTCAGCAGACCTATTGGTATACGCATCGGTGTCGTAGGCTGTAGCCCCAAAGTTGACCCGATTAACCTCCCAGCCAGCTTCAGCCAGTGCATCGCACATAGGCATTCCAAGACCGCTTGCGTCAGCGTAGATGTTGCTGGGTTCTAGGCCAGCTTTCTTAAACTCTACAATAAACCTGCCCACAGCAGACATCGTATCCCTTTCGCGCCATGCAATCATGGGTAGCACTTTGTTGCCGTCCTTAATGCAAAGCACATTGCAGTCTCCACCCGCAGCAAAGTCCACGCCTGCCACCCTAACACCTGGCTTGAAGTCGGGTGGGCTGGTTAGGCAGTTTTGTAGCTGGGTGAGGTTGATGACTAGGCTTTCCGCGCCTACGTCAACAAACTCGCCATAGATCATAGAACGGGTCAGAGGATGCTTCTCGCCGTAACGCTGGATTACCTCATCAATCTGTGTCTGCGTAATGTGGGGGCAGTCAAACGCTGTGACAGCGTGCTTCTGCCACATCGCTGCCTCCTTGGTAAACGCACGATAGAACGCACCACTAGACCCACCTGGGCTTGATGCGATTAGTAGCCTAGTTGGTTGACATCGGCTGATGGCCTCAAACAGCGGGTCTGCGACAGTCTTGGCTTCGTCCACTACCATAAGCAATGGATGGAATTCGTGGTCCTCGGCGTGCCAACCTTCAGCCCGTCCTGGGTCGGTGGCTGAGTAGCCTATGATACGGCTAGTATTGCCGTTTGCGTGTAGGTAGCGGATCTCGCCAGATGTGACCTCCCACGCACCACCAAGCTTGGCAATGTGATTGCGCAGGCTAGGCCAAAGCTGACTTTCGACTTGGCGGAAAACGCCTGCCGTAGTTACCGCAATCGAGCGTGGAAAAACGAGTGCGTGCCATATCAAAATGGATGCAATAACGGTACTGGTCTTGCCAGAGCCGTTGGCTGCACGCAGGGCTACGCGACAGTCTCTCTGCTCTAAATCACGCAATACCTTTCTTTGCCAATCATACAGATTGATGCCGAGGACGTTAGATGCGAATGCGGCTGGTTTAGATAGGTCTTCAAGTATCTCGTCTTGGCTACGTTTGGGAGGCTTTGGCATAGGTGTAGGTTAAGACCTCTTTTTGTTTTGAGCCACAATAATTTGGGGGGGTATATGCGTATTAAATGGGGGCTGGGGGGCTGGCAGGGGGCGTCGTGGTATACTTGGCCAAGCTCTCTTTCCTTGGCTTGCGTCTTCTCATTGCTCTATGCCTAGTCTTTACAGATTTTTCTAGCGTTGGAGTGACAATAGTTTGCGTGGCATCTGTCGCACAATAGCTATTGTCTCGAATTGGTATGGCAGTTTTCACCTCAACTGCTTTAGCATCAATAACTTGTGCCTTCTTCTTCATCGCAATGCCCGCAAGCAACTGAGCCAAGTTTCCGCTGATGCCGTGAGTGACATCCTGGCTAACTTGCAGTCGGGCAGAGGGTTGGGCCCAGTTGTATCCACGCTCTAGAATCCAAGCCTTGGCCTGCCAACTCTTTTCACCTGCAAGCTGTATATCCCTGAGAAGAGACAGCTCATGCTTTTTGCGCGCTGTCTCGACTCTCTTGCCAAAATCAGGCTTTCGCTGCGCCCAGGTGCGAATAGTGGAAGGATTAACGCCCACAAGCGCGCCTGCTTTCTCCAAGGTAAATCCACTTCCACAAGCTGCCACAATTTCGTCGGCAATCTTATCCGTAAATATATCTCGCCCGTTTTTTGCCTTTTCGGGTGCGGTTGGAGTTCCGCTTGCTTCATCCATTAGTAAAACTTCTAACATAGTTTGAATGAAAAGAAAGTGTGGACAATTCCATCCGATGGCATTAGATTGACTATATGACAAGCAACACACACACCAACACCGAGGCGAGCGCGGTTAAAGTCACTCGCAAACATTCAACTAAAAGGCTTGGCGAGTTTTATATATATCGCGGCTGGCTAATAAAAAAATGGGATAATGATTATCTCAATGATCCAGAGATTCGCGGCGTGCAATGGAATACATATAAAAACTTGGCCGCTTACCATGCGAGCAGGACGATAGATATAGCCAGCACATTGCGAGACGCAAAAATGTATATTGATAATTGTATTAAGGGAGATCAAAAATGACTGAGTTCCTCCTTATCTCTCTCCTCCTCTCACCCTGCGCCTTGTTTATGCGTTGGGGTATTTTGGTAAAAACTAAACAAAGAAAGAAAAACACAATATGAATAATGAAGATACAAACCGCATAGTTGAAAAGATAGTTGAGGCGCTTGGGAAGGGTGAAATTCCCTGGCGCAAACCATGGAGAAGCTGCGCGGCTCATAATGCCATCAGCGGCTCAGAGTATAGAGGAGTAAACGCGCTAGTGTTAAACTTGGCGAGTCACTATCCTGATCCTCGTTTCTTAACCTATAAGCAAGCCGCCGCGCTTGGCGCGCAAGTTAGAAAGGGGGAAAAGGGCTGGCCTGTCATATTCTATTCCACAATCAAAAAGAGTGGAGAGAATGAGAGCGGGGAAGGTGAGACAAGCGGAAAGGCGAAAACTTTTCGCTTCATGAAGCACTACACAGTGTTCAATGCGTCACAGTGTGATGGTATGCCTGAGCGAGAGGCGGCGAGTGAACCAGTAGCGCAAATCGTGGAAGCGGATCACATAATCAAACGAATGCCGCGCGCTCCAAAAATTGTAGATGGTTCGCGCGCTTGCTATATCCCTAGTCAAGATATTGTCAACATGCCGCCGAAAACGGCGCACTGGACAAGCGGAAGCGCATATTATGACACCTTGTTTCATGAATTGACGCATTCAACGGGCCATGAGTCGCGACTAGAGCGCGATCTTGGCGGAAACTTTGGGAGCGAAAAGTATGCGAAAGAGGAACTTGTGGCCGAGATTGGCGCGCAATTCTTATGTCAATCATCGGGCATCAATCGCGCTGAAGTTGAGGAAAACGCAATCGCTTACTGTCAAAATTGGTCAAAGGTACTGAAGAATGATCCCAAAATGATATTTTATGCTGCTGCGAAAGCTCAGGCGGCTCATGATTTCATTATGGGAAAGGAGAAAAGTTGAAAACTTACTTAGTGGAAGTTTTTGACAATAAAGATCAATATGGCGGCGGCATGCCTTGCCTGCAATTTGAGGCTACATGTAGACAAGAAGCATATGAAACTATATTTGAAAGCTTGGGTATCAATATAAATATGAGGGAGGAAAGTATATGAATCAGTGTTTTATAGTTATAGATTGCACTGGAAGATACCAGGCGCGCTTTTCAACTTATGATGGCGCGGAAAGATGGATCAAGTTAGAGGGGTTAGATGGTGCAATCATTGTAAAGGATAAGTGGCGATGAACTGCCCACAAATTTACGCGCTTGGCCTGCTCCACGGCGGGCTCCTACTCGCCTTTGTCTGGCTAGTCTGGCCAAAAAGGAAATAAGTTTTCCCTCGTCTCTCCTCGTTACTGAGGAGAGGAGAGGTCAAACCCTATCGGGATGGCCTAATAAACGGCAGCGCAGCGATGCGCGGAACATAAAAGAAAAGAGGAAAAGAAAATGAAAATAGATAAGAAATATAAAATAGAAGCAGCGGCAAGCGACGACGCAACTCGTTATATTATCAACAGCGTGAGAGTTGAGAGGGTTGACGACGGAGCGTTGGCCATTGCGACGGATGGTAAGATCATGGCTATCGTGCCCATTGAATTGGAAGAAAGCGATAAGCATGAGGCAATTATTCCTCCCAAGGCATTCGCGGCAGCGCGTAAGGCATGCGGCAAACATCATATTGATGCTTGCATGCAATTAAACGGGAGCGCCAAGGTTACGAGCGTTGAGGGGGAACAATCCTTTGGATATATTGAAGGGAATTATCCCAATTGGAAGCAGGTTCAACCTGGTGATTACAAGGATAGCCTAAAGGTATCACTTGACGCAAAATTATTGCTTAACTTGTGGAAAGCAATCGGAGGGGAATCAGCGTCAAACAATAGAATCAATCTTGAGATTGATGCGAAAAACGATATGAGTCCGATCAAGGTCACAACGGAGGGGGATGGTAGGGGAATCATTATGCCGATTAGGACTGCTTAGTCTCTCCTCGTTTCCCCTCGTAACGGAGGGGAACGGAGGATGGATTGACCCGATAGGGTTACCCACTCCAAACGGCAGCGCAGTCGTATTGATTGCGTGAATGAATAAGAAAGAAAGAGGATATGAAAATGATTAAGACAAGAACAGGAGCGCAAAGGTATAACGCTAGAATGAGTAAGCTATTCGAGGAAGCGGTGCGACTGAAGAAGCATTATGAATCTATAACAGTAGTCATTGACGTTCGCGGCGGTGTTGCGGAAGTAGTTAGCAAGCCCGAAAGTATAAACGTAGTTATCAGAGATTGGGACAATATCGAGGCGTAATAAATAACTAACCCCGCCGAAGGGTTCAAACCCCAACGGCTTTTCTGCTTGCCCATAAACGGCAGCGCAGGCAATAAAACTTTACAATAAACGGCAGCGCAGCCTATAAGGATTTATTAAAAATATGACTGAAGATGAAATTATCAAAGCCTACCTTTCGCGCCTAGGTAAGAAAGGCGGGAGCGTCAAAGGAGCTTGCAAGGCACGCAAGCTTTCGCGGGAGCATTACCAAACGGTGGCGCAGGCTCAACGGGAGCGTTGGCAAAAGTGGCGGACCGAAAACGGTAGGCCAGCTATTAAACGGTAGCTTGGTGAGTGTTGGCGGGAGCGTCAGCCTAACGACCAATACTGCAACAGCAGGCTTTGTTTCCTAGTTCCTCAACCTTAAATTTGACCACTGGAAGGTCTGGAGCATCAGCCTTACTGCAAAGATGCTTTCTAGTGGCATCCTTGCTCGATTTTGAGGCATTGTGGCGTGTTTTTTTGGCTACCTTTGCCATATTACCAATTTTTACAACTCCAATGCCTCGCTGTCAGCTTGTTTGGTGGCTTTGAGTCGCACTGATGCCTAGCCCTAAAGCTACGCCTACGGGCTGGATTGCTTTTCTTAATGGTCATCTTTGGATCGCCGTAGCGGATGGTCTTGCTTTCACCGCCTTGGCACGCGCGTACACGAAATTTCTTCGCTTCTCCTGGTGTTCTAACTGGCCGATTGCAGGGCAATTCTTTCATTATGCTCTTACCACGGTTAGACCTCTAAACTTGAGTCTATTCTTTATTGCAACAGACAAATTCCCTGCTGACCTACAGTCTCCAAATCTTTCGAGCAAAAAATCTTTTTGCGAATTGTAGTACTTGCCAAGCTCAATACAAAATAATTTCATTTCTCTTGCCTTGTTTGCAATAAGATATTTTTTTCTTTTTGTAACGATATTGTCTAAATTTATACTAATTGCAGCATGGCTACTGAGTCCAGTTATTCTGGCTATTTCTTTCATGGTCATCCCAGATTCATACAAACTTTTCCATTTTGCAAATAAATGAGAGTATTTGCTGGGCTTGCCAGCTTTTCGGCCACCTAGAGCAACATTGTAGGAATTGCCAGACCTTATCCACTCTTCATTTACAATTTGAGCCTCCATATTGTAAGCATCATCTGCATTATCAAATCTTTTTAATATTTCTTTATTGAAGTTTTCGTATCCATGCTTTGCAACTGCCTGCACGAATGGCGATTTAATCTTTAATGCTCTTCTTTTTGCCGAAACATCAGACACAACTCCGCACCCTATGTAGTTATTTAGTATTTTTTTGGCCTTGTGAACCCCAACATAAACCTTTCCGTTAATGGCGCATGTTGTTTTATAGACATACCAAAAATAACCAAGGCTATTGTATGTCATCATCTACCTCATCCTCATCCCAAACGCTAGGACAGGCATCGTGGAGCGATTGTAGTGCCTTCTGGTGGCTCTCAAAGAATCCAGACAGCCTCTTAACCTGCTCTGTAAGGCTGTTCCATTGCACTTCAAATACTTCATAGGAGCAGTTTGCATTCATATCATCAACCAATTGACCTAGCAAGCGTAGAACGCCATGCAACTGAGCGTTCTCTCGTTGAAGCAGGCCAATGAACTTGTGCGCTACCTTCAACTGCTCTCTATCGTGGTTCAAACCCGCCCTTCTTGGCCTTCATCATACGCCACACCTTTGGCTTGATGGTGCTTTTAGACTTAGGACGGCTAGTGCCAGCCTTGCGGCGAGCGTTAATGTTTGCATACAATCCAGGCTTACTGTTGTTCATTTCACGATTGTACCACACCCACCACCTTATCACCAACTCCGTCTCGGCAGGTGTGAGGGTGTGCGAGCCAGCCCTGCCAGCCTTGTTTGTTCATTTTGAAGAACGCTACGGAAATAGCGTAGCGTAGTAGGGACAGGACGGACTAAGGAGTCCTGTTCCTACTTTTCCTTCGCGAAATATATTTATATATATATAAGGGTCTGACTGCTCTAGGAATGATAGTAACTTGAAAGTAGATTAGAAAGTAGTCTGATTGGCAGTATATAAGCCATTGTCAGACAATATCTTCTTGGCCTTGTGAAGGCGTTTAAGATACCTATAAAACGTGGATTCCGATACTTCCAACTTTTCAATGATATGACGACATAAATCGCCAGCCTGCCACTCCTTGCTGCCCATCTCAGTTAAGAACCTTTTATCGTCAACAGCCTTGTGCGCCCCTGGCTTCTTTAGCTTATCGGGGTTAAGGCTAAAGTTCTGGCGGAATAGTGGGTAAGACCATTGGACCACGAAGGCATCCATAGGGCTAAAGTTCCGTAGCGTGACCTCGCAGGTAAATGTCTTCTCATCCTCTTCGTGAGGCGTGAGTACAACCAAGCTATCTGGATTACGGGCAAACACCCCGCTACCGCTGAACCTATCTATAGCCTCGCTACCACTCTTGTTACCCTTGGAGAAATGATGGGACAGGATAATTGACAGATTGTGTCTTGTTGCTAGGTACTCAAACTCATTCATCAGCGTGGACATATCACCCGCGCTGTTCTCATCCCTATCACCCATCAGCATATAGTTTGGGTCTAATATGATCGCTTGGTATCCCTTGCCTTCAATCTGCTTCTCAATCATCGGTCGGATGAGAGTAAGATCGGCAGCGTAACCTCGTAGCGTCCACACATCAAAGTCATCGGCCTTATCCTCCAGCCCTTTTGCTTTGATAACATCGGCCAACCGATTGCGAAAGCTCCACTCTTGGATCTCGAAGTTGATAAACAACACCCGCGACATCTTGCACTGTTGCCCCCACCACGGCACACCAGCGTGTAACGAAAGTGCTAGGTCGATGAGTGACCAACTCTTAAACGCCTTGCTGCCTCCGCCAAGCAACATCTTCCCGCCTCGGTGCAACATTCCCTCAATTAACGTCTCTGGTGCGGGTAAGTCTTCCTTGATAAGTTGTGCATAAGATTTGATCGGCGGCCACTCGTCCACCTTCGGTTTGATGCCTAACGCTACTGCTGGCTCTATCATTTTCCTCCTTTGCAAAACCATAATAGGCTTTGCATCTTGTCTTCTCTCTTTGCCCCAGGAATCCTAACGGGTTGGCTGGGTTTGAATGTTGCAGGATCGCATCCTAACGGAATAAGAAAAGCTTTTAACTGATCCACCCACTCGTTCTTTGGTGGCATCTCAAACCAACCATGCAAGCTCTTTCCGCCAGTATCCACGACAGCGTGTAGTTTCATACTAAATAAATCTCGCATCAATTGGAACACCGCGCCCATCTCTGGCTTGGTCAGTACATCGGACTCAACAACCAAGAAGACCCTATGCTCAACCGTATCATTGGATCGACTGACTGTGCCCTGCTTATAACTCGCGCCAGTTGTGTACTGCCCGATTGGTTCATCCAGCTTCTTCCACTCGTAAACTATGCGGAAGTTGTTTGGATGCTTACCGCTATCGGTGACATTGCCTATCCAGATATTGTCAAGAGCGTTAAACATTGAGAGGAACAACTGATAGTCCTGCGCTGGATCGCCAAGCTTGGTCGGACTTTCCTCGTACATATCCGCTGGGTCCCAAGTGTAGTGCGTGAGATAGCGTTGCTTGTTTGACTCTGCAATCGTCTTAATCCTATCCAATACCTCTGCGTGCGGGTCTTTCTTAATGACCAGCTTTGGCACGGCTGTACCGCCAGACATAATGTTTACTGGCTTGTAGAGAACATCGCTGGATATAGCTCGGCGCAGTTTGCGATTAGCCTCATCACGATACGGCGTGCAGGAAGTATGCCAGCAAAAGATAGTAGGTGCGCCATCTACGAACACCGTTGTATCTCTAATGCGAGTGTGGCTGGTATGTGCAGCCTCACCTGGACACTTGCACAGCCCGTGATTCTCGGACTGCCAATCCACTTGGCCTACGATCTCTTCAGCTTTGCGTTGGTTTTCGTTCATATCACAAACTCGCTTGGTACTTTAATGTATTCAACATAATCCTGAATGGAGGCATTGCTTATGACAATTGCCTGATCGTGTCCGAATTTGTCAAATGGAACAATTAATTTAAAGGCAACCCCAAGATCACCGTTTAGCCCTACGAGAAACCAGTAATCTGCTGGAAATGCGTCTGGATCTGATGACGCTTTAAACTGATACCTATTATTGTTTTTTTGAAATGTGGCTGTCTTTATGTGGAATCCTCTAAATGTTCCATCTTTCATTGCGACTATCCGATCTATTTTTGTGTGTGGATTGATTGACCTCCACGCATTAAGCCCATTGCTAATTGCCCATATATCAAACTGCAATTCACCTATTTCTCCAACCTTGTGTGAATAGTGCATTGCATCAATTGACAATGCTGTCGTGCTTGCTGTTTCGGTTTCAGCAGCAAACCCAAACAAATATTGTTCTGGCTCTTCAGCTAAACAATTAAACATTTTTATCTCTTCACTCATAAAATTCAAACTGGCTCTGATTCAAGAGGAGAACACACTGAGGAAACGTCCCGATGCAAGATCTCCTTGCATACCACAACGCCAGTTAGGTTATTTGTTTTCCAGTTCCATTGCTTTCTTGCTGGCCTCAACAATATCCTGCGCTGTTATATTCCGTAGGGCATTACACCAGTATTGAGTTCGAGGGGTTTTATTGCTCGCATCCTTACACTTTGCCTGCGGCAACCCAGCGTGCGGACGGCAAGGTGCGTGTGGGCAGGTATCTGGTTTGAATACCGATACGTTCTTAGGGTAATAAGTCATCCGATCATCTGGATGGTACGAACCCCACAGCGAAACACACGGCGTATCCAACCCAGCAGCCATGTGATTGACTGAGCTATCGGGCGCAACAATGAAGTCAGCACCGCTGATAATAGGGAACAGCGAGCGTACAGTCTTGGTGCAATTGAATAGGTCAATCACTCGCGGATGATCCACCTTGAAGTTGTTTGAGTTATCCAGCCCAATGATTACGGCGTGATGCTTGGGATAGGCTTCAAGCAACGCCAGCACCGCCTCCTGCCCCATCGTTGGAGGGTAGGTACGGGTAGGACCAGAACTACTGACATGGTAAGCAAAGAACGGATCTGGCATCGGCCACTTGCCCATCGCCTTTAGTTCTTCGTGGTCTGGCTCGATGAGATGTAGAACTGGCTTACAATACTTAGCCATCGTCTTCTCGTCCCAAACCCCCATCCACTCGTAGATCCTCTGGTAGCAGTTACCAGGACCAGTGCCTAGCTTCGTGTTGCCAACCTGCCCACTAAACAAATCATCGCAAGGCAAGTGACTATCAAACGAATCCCACGCTTCCAGCGAGGCAGGCAACGGCCACAGCTTTGCACCCAGCCCAGCGTAGAGAGGCAGGTTGCGAGCAGGCGCGTACACCTCAACAACTCCACCCGACTCTTGCACTAGGTAGTTGACATAGGCTGTCGCAATGATTGCATCACCGATTGCACCAGCGCGATACACGGCTGTTGCCCCACCAGCAGCCCTACCTTTGTAGTAAGGCTTGATCTTGTGTGGACAAGGAATGGAATCGTCCCAGGTTGGTCCAGTTAGCTCATCGGGCAACACATAGGTGTTGCGTGGGTAGAGCATATTGTCATCGACTTTGTGAATTGAGTTAGTGTGGTTTGTCCAGAGTTTCATTTGTTATCCTCCATTATTTTGTTGATGCATCTGATGATTTCCGACGCGACTTGCGGAACGATGGCGTTACCCAATCCTTTAAGTCTGTGTGACCTGTTGGGTATCCCATTAGCCACTCGACCCACGCTGGGTTCAGCGATCCACGTTGCCACTCCTCTGGAGTTGTCCCGCGAATGTCTGGATGATTCCCCAACATCTTCTGCATATTGCCCTTCGGAGTTCCCGCCGCATCCTCGTTGGCTGACGGTGTCGGCCACATCCGAGGATGCACAACTTGTTCCCGCAAGTTCCCGCTTCTCGATCTTCCCTCTCTGTTCTTCTGATTTGTCGAGCAATCCTCTGCTTGTCTTGGAGGCAGTGAGTCCATCGAGTTTGGAGTGGCCCACAATCCAAACCCTGTCTCTTCGGTGTGGCGCGTCAACGGCGCAAGCTGGAATAATGATCGGTTCGACTTCGTAACCTTGACCTTCCAAGTCAGCACACACCTGGTCGAGTGCCAAGTTGACGATCCCAGCAACATTCTCACCAATGATCCAAGTTGGCCTTGCTTCTTGTATAACGCGCAACATTTCTGGCCAGAGGTAACGGTTGTCATCCTTGCCTCGTTGCTTGCCTGCGACTGAGAATGGTTGGCATGGGAATCCACCCGTGAGAAGAGTGACTCCTGCGTATAGCTCGCCTCGTACTTCGCGGATGTCTTTGTGGCACGGCACATCTGGCCAGTGTTTTTTAAGGACTGCTTGGGCGTAGGGTTCGTTGTCACAGAAGCCAACGGTTCTATATCCATTCCACTTTGCTGCCAAGGCAAATCCTCCGATCCCGCTAAATAAGTCGAGGTGTGTTTTCTCATCCTTGCTTTTCATCTTCCTCCAGTATTTCCTTTGCTATCAAAGCCGCCGCATCCACCATCGTAATAATCTGGATCATGTCGATTGCATGGCCATGAGAAGCGCGATCCCTTTCAACTACAAGCTTGTCGCGTGCAATTGAAAGGATCTCGCGCGCCCACTTGAGGCGATCTTTAGCCTCGACTTGCATTACGAACCAGACCGCATTCTAAATTTGCGTGGCGATTTGTTACTCTTCCCAGCAGCAGAGAGTGCTATCGCAATCATCTGCTGACGCGAGCGAGGCTTACCGCCTGCTCCACGCTCGCTACCTTTCTTTCTGTTATCCCTAGCCAACTCACTCATATTCTTACTTACGTCTTTACCTAGTGGCATTGTGACCTCCTATGCTGTTTCTTCACCGACAACGTCATCCCACGTTGCCTCTTCTCCATTCCAGACCTGCGACTGCGTCCGCAGCCAATTAGGTTTCTCGCTTGGAGTGGTGAAGCTTGATTCTTTCCAAAGCACATTGTTACCTGGAACAGCCGTGATGCGTCCATTGTTAAGTGCAATAAAATGGTGTGACTTGGTTTGGCCTGGAGACATAGAGAACCCATCTCCATAAGGCTCGGCTGTGAATAGATAGCGACCAACCTCCCAGGTCTTCTTGCTTGCAATCCATACTCGGCAAGACAAACCCATTAGATACTCGTATTCGATTGTCGTGAAGTTCCAGCCGAAACAATCCCATCGCTGGGCATCGTTAATGTCCCAATCCATAATTGCTATCTCGCCGTGAGCCAGAGCGTGTAGAGGTAGTCCTCGGTACAGCGCACCACACTTCAGCATAATTGTGCATCCCCAAGCACGCCCTGGAACTGCGGTTAGGCCAAACCACACAGCATCCTCTATGCCTTGCTTCTCGCCATCAGACACAAACTCCATATCGCACTTGACATACAAGTGGCGGGGTAGATTTGCTGCGTGGGTCATTTCCAGCTAGGTCCAGTTAGCCAAGCCACCAACACCCAGCGCGTTCCCCATATTGGCGCACGCGCACGATGTTCGATGTAGGACGGAAACCAGCAACCCGCCCCTTGCTCGCGGATAAACTTCACGTTGTCGATGTCAGCCTTAACCTGCAACCCGCCTCCAAGATACTCGTTAGGCGCGGATAGGTTAACAACCGCTGTCAACTTGCGATCCGATCCAGTATAGGTATCGAAGTGCCACCAGAACTGCTGGAGTGGATTGTACTTTAGTATCTGCAACTGTTGCATTCCAGTAACATCAAACCTCCAATGCTCTGCGTTGATGGCATCAGTCAGTTCCCGCATAATGTTATAGATCCAGTTATTATGCTTGGCGTAAGGTATCCAGCAGGAGCTGCAACTTCTGGCAAACGACTTGCGCGTAGTTCCATCCTTCTTCATCACAGTCGCACGCTTCATGCCAATCACTTCAGCATCTTGGCGCAGCATCTCGCACTGCGTCTTGGTTAACACATAGCGATCTACGGCTGCGGTTAAAACCTTCTGCTTGAACTCGCTCATTTTATTTCCTCGCAAAGTTCAAGCAATGCCTTGTTTAGTGCGTACTCAAAGCAAGCAACCTTGTCCTTGACGATGTGCTGACGGCCAGCATCGGCCATAGCATTGAACAGATCATCGTCTACATCGACAAGAATCTTGACGGCATCGTAATCCTCAACCTTGACCAGCTTAATACTTCTTCCTGTTTTTCTTTTCCTCATTTATCCAGTTCCTTTCTTATTATTTCAATCAGCTTGAAAATGATGTAACCAGCGCAATAGAGTGCCGATAAAGTAATGGTGCTGTAAAGCAAAAACCAACTTATTACCCAAACAATGCCAGCAAGATCAAGTAGGCAGAACATAATCGTTTTCCTTTAGTTTCCTCAGTAGCGTGCGATTATCTATTGCAACCCCGCTGGCTCTGCACCACCAAGAGACAACCCCCGTCTTGAAGTCACGCAGTAGCTTCTGCACCTCGTGCGAATTTTTGTACTCCAAGGCATCGTTGAGTGGCACGCCTTGATGATCCTTAATGATCTTCATACCCTTAACCATCCCTCGCTTGCGTAGCATCCGTAGGTCGCGGATAGCTTGGAGTGCAACCTCCCCAGCCAATTGCTGCAACCTATCGTCATAGTCTCCACGACAAAGCTGCGTGGACCTCACCGACCTAGCTCCACCAGCTTCGCTTCGTCAGCTTGGATCTGGTTAGCTAACTTAACCAGATCGTTTGATTGACCAGCGTAATGAATAATCATCGCGTCCTTGTAGCGGTCCAATCCAAAGTGCGACTCAACGCTTGTCATACAATTGAAGGACGGGTCAAGCTCGGTTAAAGGAATGTTCCACAAGTGAGCCATCACGTTGAGCCAGGTCTGTTCGGCAAAGTGGTTTGGGTGTAGGCCGATTGGTGGCATTGATAGTACACCAACCGCCTTGGTATGAACTACGAACACACCAGTATTGACGTAAAATTTAGGCTCAATAATACCCCCGAAAGCACCAGCCAGCTTGACCATATCTGGCTTGCGATCCAAATAAGCTCCCTCGTCAAAGGCACAGAACACGCCAGCGTCCTCGGAAAGCTTCGGGCAATCGTTTGCAATCAGAACATCAGCGTCAACAAACGTGACCTGCTCGTAGCCCTTCGTAGCCATGATGTTTCCAATCGCAGACTTGGAGTATTGGGCTGGGTGGGTCAGAGGCTTGTCGATTAGAATGAAGTCAACGCTGTGGCGTTTGCAGTACGCCTCCATGCGCGGCCTAGTCAGATCAATGATTTTCTTCCACTCTTCACCGAACGATTGCGTTACTAAGGCTTGTTTCATTTTACGTCCTTCCAGATTTTGCCGTGTTCATCCAGTGCAGATGACCAGATCATCATTCGATTGTAAAAACCGTATCCGTGGCCTAACCGCATCAGCGTTAGACTTGTGATGTTGCCAATGTGATAACAAATCCAAGACAGAGCGAGTTTCATTGCCTGGAGTCAAAATCTTCTGTTGCTTGAATAGACAAAAGATCATCAGCCTTTTCCAGCAATTCCTTGCTTGGGTTCTTTATGTCTTCAGTAGCAGTTGATATTTCAATCTTTGACATAGTCACATTGTTGACCACCTCGGCAAAGCAATGTTCTCTGTAGCCAACTGGACCAATATCCTCGGTGATAGTATCAATCTCTGCGTTGCCATACGCAGTATACTTTTCTCCATTAAATTCAAAATCAACGCTTACATCTTCCATAATCATAATCTTGGCACCTCTTTCTTTATTTGAGCTAACACGAACAGCGACCTTACCAGCGCACGCTCAAGGTGGTCAATACTTGTTTCGCCGTTATTATCTGGACAGGGCGTGGACTTGTGTAGTTGCATCTGCGCTGTAGCTAGGTGACGAATGGCTCTGGCTATGTGGTAATCGTGCGTAGGCCGATCTTTAACCAGCCAATCGCCGTATGCTGACTTATCCGATCCCTTGCCCATAACACGCCAGACGATTTCTTGTGCAGCGTTGCCCATCTCTTGGATTGTAGGTGCGGTCATTTGGCTAAACTCCTATAGAATTGGTCAAGCAATCCTTCGATCCAAAGAACGTCAGCAGGATCAATCATAACTTCATCCCAGGAGGGGTATAGCCCTTAACCCAAGCCCACACTTTCTGCATCGCGCAGAAGGCTATACCAGCCTGGTAAAGCTCGTCTTCGTCCCACTGATGATGCACTATGTATTCTGGATCATTGGATGCCAGAACAACTGAGACGCAAGCGCACTTTGGATTCTCGCTCGCATTTCTATATGCCCAAAGCTGTTGTGCATCGGTTGGATAATGAGGAGGCGCGTTGTACTTCTTGTTAACCTTACGATTCTTTAGGTCAATGATTGCATCTCCAATTCCCTTTAGTCGGACGTAGGCATCACATCTGCCAGCGTAACCAGGACCGACCAAGGACTTTTCGCACCAGTGCGTTTTCTCGACATTTTCACTTGCCCATTTTCTAAAGGTTTCGATGTAAGGTTTAAGGACTTCATCTGTGGAGCAACTACGTCCCAAAAGGATATTTTCCATTTCGGTATGAACTGCCGTGCCGTGCTCTGCGGCTTTCTTGGTTTGCGCCTTGCTGTCCTCAACGACCCTTCTTGCGTATTCTTCGAGTGTTTCATTTTCCTCCTTTGGTAGGGTAAGCGCAGACTCTACGGCGGTGGAAATTTTCCATGCTGTGAGTTGTGGCTTCTCCAAAATTGACTGCACGCTGGTAACGCTAGGAAGCAATCCCATCTTTCTAGCGTCAGCAACAGTAGTGTTTCGTTCCTTCCCATTCTTTCCTATAATAACGTGGGCAGATCGCCCCTCGGCATCGTACCAGTGGCCGCTGCTTTCAACAGTGACCAATCTGGAACTAGCCGAGGAGCTATCCCACTTACTTGTAATAGTAAGTGCCATATAACCTAGAACGGAACTTGGTTGCCGTCTGCGTCAAGTTCGACCTTAGTGGCCGTGGACTTGCCAGCAGCGGTAGCAAACTCTTTGGATGCGCGGATCTTTTCCTGCAACCAATCGGGCATTTCGTTGAACTGACCGCCTTCACCCTCTTCGATCTCATAATAAATGGTATCGTTGATGGTGCTGGCTGGTGCTTTCATTCCTTTCGGAAGTTTAGATGCACCCGCAATGGCACAGTACTGCCTACCCTGCTGGCTGGTCTTGTGGATCAATGTCAGCATAGCTGGCTTGCCCAAGAGGTTCTTCAGGCTGAATGCTTGGAGTTCCTTGGAGGTGAAGGTTTGACCGCGCCATTGTTCCAGAAGCTTGCGAAGGCTTGCTTTCTCGCCAAGGCTGCGGGTCTGCTCGATGCTAACTACCATAGGCTTTTGGACCTTGGTAGTTTTGCCGTTCTCGACAACCTCGTACTCGTCGGTTTGATCTGGCAACTCAAAGGTAAAACGGACTTTTGGAGTCCATTTCTTTTGGTTATCCCAGTTTGTTTCTAGGTGTCCCATGTCTACTATGCTGAATAGAACGCCTACAGTAGCTCCCGCTTCTGGTAGTTTGCGTTCTTGTTTTGCTGATTCACTTAATGTCAATGCCATGTTATTTCTCCTTTATTTATTTATTTGGGTTGTTTATGTTGGGGGTAAGTTCGTCAAAAGCTGGTGACTTAACGTAAAAGCCTTGGGCAATAGTTGCGGTCTTTGCATACTCGATAGTCACATTGGCAGGCGCGATCTGTCGAGCCAATTCACACACGCTGTCGGCGGTCAGTATGACCAACCACTCCTTGCGTCCGTTACGGCGGAAGAATACTGCTGGGATCTTGCCTGCTGGACAATCCCTCTTGGACTGCTCCATCCACTCTTCAGGTTTGAGTGCTTGGCATCGCTTGCCTTCGATATGAAATGGAAAGTTCTCGCAGACTACGTCACCGCTACCACCCTCTGGATTGCCTGCGTATTGGGCGGTCCTTCTAGCCTTCTGCCAACCCTGCTCCCGCAAGTAGTTCGCTAACTCACGCTCACCCGCTGCACCTTTTGCCCGACTGTTGATTTTGCCCATCCATCGGTTTTAGGCAAAACCTCCTGCGCGGTCGATAAATTAGTTAGTTCCGCCAAGTCTTATTAGCGTGGCTAATATCCTCATTAAATCTTCTAATCATTGCCATCATGGTCAGTTTTTCCACGATCTTCTTGTTTTGCTTAACCCAAGCAACTGCCTCATCGAAGGATTCTGTATCCTTCAAGCCAGCCTCGAACTTAGCCCATGCTTCCTTCTCGTTCACAGATTCTTAAATACACGCCAACCGCCACCTGTCGATGGGCAAAGCTTGGTTGTTAGCGATCTGCACTTGGCAATTGGCAACAGCCAGAATAAATCATCATTCATGCCCCAGCAGGCAACGTAATCTACGCCACTGATGGCTCGCTTTGGGATATTGAAGCCATTGCCTACGCTGGTAGTAAACCTATACTTGGTGCGTCCAGGCTCTACGGCTTGAGCAGTCTTGACTTGAATGCGGTAAAACTTGTTACTCTTCTCAGCCACGACATCGTAGCCAGCAAAATCCTCGTAGGGCGTAAGCACGTTGTACCCGCACCGTAGCAACGCGCCAGTAACGCGAGCTACCCCAACTGCTCCAACTTGGCGTGATGTTAATTTCATCCTTGACGGCTTTCGGTTTGTCCTAGAGACTTTTCCCAATGAAAGCAATAATAACTATAACACTGACGGCGATGCTGATGGCATCGGGGTTGGCGGAAGAAGAAGATGAGATTGGTATTGGTGATTTTGCTGGAGGCGTATTAGGCAAATCAGCAATCATTACGGGGAGAAACACCGCAGTAACATCAGATGGTAAATTCATTTATTCCAATGGCAGGGGTTTTGCGACATCTGGTGGTTATTATGGTGCGAATGGGAAACAAGTATTTGGCAATGGGAAGCTAGTCGTTAAATCGGGTAGCTTTTTTTATGGAGGCTCCTCCTCTTGGAAGAATGGTAATTCTTATTTTGATGGAACAAAGGGTTCTTGGGTTACTGGTAAGCCGAAAATATCCGACTAACTCAGCCCAAGCCCAAGAGGTCTTGGCTCATACCCCTCAACCTCTTCCTTGCGTGGAGGTTTAACTTCTGGCTCTAGCGGACCAGTATAAGGTAGGTTTGCCATTGCGTATCTTGGGGAAGATTCATCCACATTCTTTTTGGGTGGAGGCCTAACCTCTGGCTCTAATGGTCCAGTATATGGCAAGTTGGCCTTGGCATACATTGTTGCGGATTGCCTTCTTTTATTAGAACGATTTACTATGCCTTGATATAGCTTCGCTCTGTTTGGGTCGGCCTCTGCCATTGCCCGTTCCCTCTGGAGGTAGGCATCTTCAGTTGCATTAATTAACTGAACTGGATCTACTTGTTCCATAGCTGCCAATGTTTTTTTCCCAAAAGCTCCGTCAACCCGCACTGGCACGCCCAAGGCATTCAGCCCTTGCTGAATCAATGTGGTGTACCCGCCAGGACCACGATTAAAACCAAGATCAACGGCGTGCGCCTTTAGCGGATCTGGAACTACATTTGCAATTGGAGCCGTATAATCCAAGACATAGTCTGCGCTCGCCTTTTCTCTCTGGCTTGCAGGCAATGCCTCTATGCGCTTAAAGGCTTCTGGATGATACTTATCAGTAATTCCAGCAACCTCTCTTGTGCCACCATAATCGCCAGAAGGTATGTCATATACCGCTATATTCC